AACATATGATGAAGACGGGGAGAAAGACACGGAAAACCCACATATTATCGAGTTTTATAATAAAGAATATGATGGCGATTATGATGAAAATGGGATGTTATTTGTTTATATCGTAAAAGAATATTATAAAGATGAACCTTCAAGAAAATCTTTTATAAATCAAACACCAATTTTAATTGTTAATGATTATGGAACGTTAGAATCAATGTTTGGGGAGTATTGGAAAGAACCTTTTAAAAAATGGTTTAAAAATAAATTTAAATTACCTGTTAAAACAATTGTGGCTGATTAATGGAATATGTAATAAAAGAGAGTAAATTATTTAACGCAATCTATCAGTATCTTGATAGTTATCTAAACCCAAACGAAATTGATTGGGTTTATGGGATTGGTTCTGACGAAGATGGTTATGAGGATATTGATAAGGATGATGAAAATTTTTTAATGTTCTTTAAAGGTGAATGGAATGGGGAAGATGATACTGACATAGTTTTTTATTATTTTGATGTGGATTATTATGAAAATGGACCGTCAACTAAATCGTTTAGAAATCAAGCGCCAATATTAGAAGTTATGGGTAAATATGGTGAGCATTTAGACACTATGTTTGATGACCATTGGGTCGAACCTATGAAAAAATGGGTTCAAGATAATTTTAAATTACCGGTTAAATCGGTATCAACGCATTATTAGTGATGAAAGTATTAGTTAAAGAATCTCAATTAAGAAGAATATTTGAAATTGTCACAAAAGATAAAGTAATTTGTGATGAGTGTGGTTGGTCATGGGATTTAGCCGATGGTGGTGACGACCCATACATTTGTCATAAATGTGGACACGATAACTCAGAAGAAAGTCATATTGGAAAAAGAGTTATGGTTTATTATAACCTTCACAAACATACTTTTTCAGTAACATATAAATCTAAAGTTATAATGCACGCTGATTATGTTAAATTAGGGGATGTTGAGTTTAGAGTTAGAAAAGGTGGAAAAGACAGAGTTCGTTCAGAAAAATCAAAGAATGTCCATGCGTTTGTTATTGGTGATTTAATGGATTTCTGTGAATATCCTTGTGATAATATTCCGGACCCGTCATCAGATATGATTATTACCTATAACCCATACAAGTATGATTCATTTGTTTACAAATCAAGTGGAGAACCAATTTATAGTGCCACTGAAGTAGATATGATAAATTCACAAAATAAATTATTTGTAGTTAAGAAATAAAATGCCATTACCAAAGAAAGTTATACCAACATTACCATTAGTCCCACAGAAGACATTGTCTGCTCGTAGGGAACAACTATTGGAATATATTAATAAAGACGGAACATATCTTCCTAAATCAGTACTACACGCCGATTTAGATAGAGGAATGTTAGATTTTGTTAAAAATGATTTGGAGGTTATTACCGCAGGAAAAGTGGTTCCAATGGTGGATATTATCATTACAACACAAAACTGGACTCAATACGTTGAGACTGCGTTATTTGTGGATTTGGATTATAATCCTTCCCCGCCCTTTATTACAGTGGTTAGAAGTCCTGAAGTTAAATTCGGTACCAATCCTTCATTACAATACACAATCCCTGATAGAAAACAATTCTACTACGCATCAGTTCCAACTTGGAACGGAAACGAACAGGGAATGGATATCTACACAATACCTCAACCGGTTCCGGTAGACATCAATTATAGTGTAAAGATTATTTGTAATCGTATGAGAGAACTTAATCAGTTGAATAAAATAATAATGCAAAAATTCTCATCAAGACAGGCATATACTTTTATCAAAGGTCAATACGTTCCAATTATAATGAATAATGTTTCAGACGAATCACAAATGAGTTTGGATTCAAGAAAGTATTATGTTCAAAGTTATGACTTTACCATGTTAGGTTATCTAATTGATGAAGAAGAGTTTGAGGTTAAACCTGCAATTGCGAGGGTGACTCAACTTATGGAATTGACAGGTGCCGGAAATGTTGGTAAGAAAAATAAAACATTAGAAAATCCAAATGAATTTTTGGAGAATTATTTGTTTGTTGTTGGGAACGAAACTTTAAGTGATATTGTTGCCTACACCGCAAATCTTTCTTTTGGGACTTGGACTAATGTGGACTCTTTTGATGTTTACATTAACGGTGATTATTTTGGTACCGATGTTCAAAATATTCAGATAACAACTAACGATATTTTACGTATTGATGTTGTTAAAACTGATGACACTAAAGAGGCGTCGATACAGTTCGATAACCTATTAGTTTAATCCTCTCCGTAGATATCTTTCTTCTCTTTACAGGTTTCTACGATTAATTTTTCCAAAAACTTATAAATTTTTAATCCTCGCTTTTCACAGTACTTTTTCAGTATGTCGTGGATGGCGGGGTCAATTTTAATATTCTTGATTTCTTTTGTCTGTTTCATAGGTAGAAAAAAGGTAGAATTTATTCATACTCTTTACAAATACATATCTAAAAGTAAAGTTTTTTGATATTCTATTGAATATTTATCTATAAAATAAATCTGCAATAGAATAATTAGATAATGGCAACAGCACAAGCAAATCAAAAAGTTTTCGTTTCACCGGGGGTATACACTTCTGAAACTGACTTATCATTCGTAGCACAAAGTGTGGGTGTTACTACCCTAGGTTTAGTTGGTGAGACTTTAAGAGGTCCAGCTTTTGAACCGGTATTCATAACAAACTACGATGAGTTCCAATCCTTTTTCGGAGGAACAGAACCAACTAAATTTGTTAACACACAAATCCCTAAATATGAAGCGGCTTACATCGCTAAATCGTACTTACAACAATCGAATCAGTTGTTCGTGACAAGAATCTTAGGATTGTCAGGATATGATGCTGGTCCGTCTTGGAGTATTAGAGTTACTGCAAATGTAGACCCTACAACAGTAATCCAAAATCCAACCGGTGCAACTTCTTGGTCTGTATCTTTTACAGGTTCAACAAGTGCGGGTACTGTTAACTTTGTTAGCGGTTCGTTTCCAGCGGCGGTTCAAGCAAACTTTAACACACAATATAGATTATCAGATGGTAGTGCTTCTACATATAATAATGATATAACAAACACAATTTTAGATATTGTTGGAGACCCGTCATTATCTGCAACTACTGCAGTTGCTTACGGACCGATTCCGGAACCTGATTATTGGAATTTAATTACTCAATACGGTACAATTGTAAATGCGTATGGTGTTGATAGTCTTGATTTAGCGGACAATGATTTATCTGCATCTGACAATGATTCTTGGTTCTACGCAAACTTTAACAACTTTACAGGAAATGCTTACTCAGGTTATTCATTTGATTATGTGTTTGACTCAATCGTTACTGGTGTAACTGATAGTTTCTCAGGAACAATTTCGGGGGAATACTATAGTTTTATTGGTACTGCATATACTGAATACAATAACATGGTTGTTGCAACACTTCGTTCAAGAGGTATCTCATTATATGTTAATAGTTCAACTAGCGATAATCACGGACCTGTTTATGAAGTCAATGACGAAAATAATGTGTTATTATTAAACACTGACCAATATTCTAATATTGATAAAGACCCTTATGCATCATTTGGTTTATCAGGTGTAACTAAAGACGGAGATAACTTTACGTTTGAAACTAATTTATCTGCAGCGTCTTCAAAATTCATCACTAAAGTATTAGGTGTTGATAACTTTGGAAAATCAAGAAATGAAGTTCCTTTATTTGTTGAAGAAATTTATCCGGGTTCATTGGCTTACGCTTATAATCAAGGATATATTAGAGGTATTAATCCTGAATTGGTTGCGTTACCTGAAGCTAGAAGTGAAAACACTTCATCAATTGCGTACAATGTTAACCAATATCAATCACCGGTTACACCATTCTTAGTTTCTGAATTAAGAGGTAATAAAGTTTATAAATTATTTAAATTTGTTTCAATCTCTGATGGGGATGCTGCGAATTTAGAAGTTAAAGTATCAATTGCTAATTTATCATATAACAATATGACATTTGATGTATTGGTAAGAAATTTCTTTGACACGGATTCTAACCCAGTTGTTATTGAGAAATTCACTAACTGTAATATGGACCCATTCTCTAACAACTTCGTTGCTAAGAAAATAGGTTCAACTAATGGTGAGTACGCATTAATTTCGAAATATGTAATGATTGAGATGGCTGATGAGGCACCGATAGATGCACTTCCTTGTGGATTTGAAGGGTATACTCAAAGAGAGTACGCTAATGTTTTAAACCCATCTCCGGTTCCAAAATTCAAAACAAAATATTATTTCCCTGGCGAAACAATTGCAAACCCACCATTTGGGGCTGCAACAGGTGGTTCAAATTTAGTTGAATCTCCAGGAGATATTGTTAGAAGAACTTACTTAGGTTTCTCAACACAATATGGTATTGATGAGTCATTCTTAACTTATAAAGGTAGACAAAACCCACAATCTTGGGTTATTGCACCTCAACCAATTGAAGGAGCTGCTTGGAATTATGTTAGTAAAGGTTTCCACATGGACTCAGGAGCTACAGTTGTTACTATTACAAATAGTTCATTAACAAGTGGTCAAACAGCGTTTGAATGTGGTATTGCTGAATTTAGAAATGACCCTGAAACTCAAGAGAACCCATACTATTTCATTTATTCAAGAAAATATACTGTATGTTTTGCAGGTGGATTTGATGGATGGGATATCTATAGAGAGTTTAGAACAAATCAAGATAGATTCCAATTAGGTCAATCAGGATTCTTAGCAGGAGCATCGTCTTCTACGAGATATCCTAATGCTACGGGTCAAGGTTTATTTAAGAGAATCACAGTCGCTAACAATACTCAAGATTTTGCAAATACTGATTATTACGCTTACTTACTTGGTATTTTAACATTCTCAAATCCTGAGGCAACAAACATTAATGTGTTTGCAACTTCAAGTATTGATTATATTAATAACTCTAACTTATGTGAAGAGGCGATTGACATGATTCAGTTTCAAAGAGCTGACTCAGTTTATATTACAACAACACCTGATTATAATATGTATACACCGGACGCAACTAATCCACAAGACATTATTTATTCTCAAGAGGCTGTTGATAACTTAGACAACACAGGAATTGACTCTAACTATACTGCTACTTACTATCCTTGGATTTTAACAAGAGATACTGTTAATAATACACAAATTTATTTACCTGCAACAGGTGAGGTTTGTAGAAACTTAGCATTAACTGATAATATTGCATTCCCTTGGTTCGCATCTGCGGGTTACACTAGAGGTCTTGTAAATTCAATTAAAGCGAGAGTTAAATTAACTCAAGAAGACAGAGACACACTTTACCAAGGTAGAATTAACCCTATCGCAACTTTCTCTGATGTTGGTACGGTTATTTGGGGTAATAAAACATTACAAATTGCTGACACAGCACTTAACAGATTGAACGTAAGAAGATTATTACTTCAAGCTCGTAAATTAATTTCAGCGGTGGCAGTAAGATTATTGTTCGAACAAAACGACCAAGTTGTTAGACAACAATTCTTGGATAGTGTTAACCCTATCTTAGACTCAATTAGAAGAGACCGAGGTTTATACGATTTCCGTGTAACTGTATCATCTTCACCTGAGGATTTAGATAGAAATACTTTAACAGGTAAAATTTACTTGAAACCGACGAAAGCGTTAGAGTTTATAGACATTGAATTCTTTATCACTCCAACAGGAGCTTCGTTCGAGAATATTTAATAAAAACCATAAGTGGGGACACGTCCCCACTTTTTAGCCAATTATGAAAAGAAATACATTAAAAGAAGGAATTGACGATAAGGGTACACCTGATATGAAATATTATGCGTTTGATTGGGATGATAACATAGTTCATATGCCAACCAAAATTATGGTTAAAACTGAAAACGGTGATGAAATCGGTATGAGTACTGATGATTTTGCGGAATACAGACATCAATTAGATAAAGAACCTTTTGAGTATAATGGTGAGACTGTTGTTGGATATGGTGAAGAACCTTTTAAAAACTTTCAAACACCGGGAGATAAAAACTTTTTGATTGACTCAATGAGAGCAAAACTTGGACCAGCGTTTGACGACTTTAGAGAGGCGATTAACGGAGGTTCTATCTTTTCCATAATAACTGCTCGTGGACACAATCCTAATACCTTAAAACAAGCCGTTTATAATTACATTATCGAAGGGTTTAATGGTATTGATAAAGATGAGTTAATTAAAAATTTAAAAAAATATAGAAGTATTTCCGGAGATGATGAGATGAGTGACGATGAGTTAATCAAAACTTATTTAGATATGTCTAGATTCCATCCGGTTTCTTATAACGACCCTGAGGGGGCTGCAAATCCTGAGGAGGCAAAAGTTCGTGCGATGGATAAATTTGTGGACTATATTAAAGACATCTCTTCAAAAATAGATAAAAAGGCGTTCCTTAAAAAAGACGTAAGTAATAATTTTGTTCCGTCAAAACCAACAATTGGGTTTTCAGACGATGATGTTCGAAACGTGGAGGTTATGAAAAAACACTTCAAAGACAAAGAAGACAATATTGTAAAAACTTATTCAACCGCAGGAGGAATAAAAAAAGAATATTAACTAGTATTAAAGAACTAGTATTAAATAATTAAATAAAAAAACTAGTTAAATTAACTAGAATTAAATAAACTAGACTGGATTATAATGATAATAAATTAAATTCAGAAAGTCAATAAAAATATTTTCCATTTGGATATATTTATGATAATAAACAAAGAAAAACTAATTTAAAATAATATGGCTGATTTATTGATGAAAATGCCGATTCCTTACGAACCGAAAAGACAGAATCGATTCATACTAAGGTTTCCATCAAGCTTAGGGATTAACGAATGGTTTGTAGAAAGTACTGCGAGACCTAAAATTAAAATTGCTTCAACAGAGATTCAATTTTTAAATACCTCAACTTATGTTGCAGGTAGATTTAATTGGGATGAAATACCTGTTAAATTTAGAGACCCAATTGGACCGTCTGCGGCACAGGCTCTTATGGAGTGGGTTCGTTTACACGCTGAATCTGTTACAGGACGTATGGGATACGCCGCTGGTTATAAAAAAGACATAGACTTAGAAATGTTAGACCCAACAGGAGTTGTTGTTGAAAAATGGATTCTATACGGAACATTCTTAACTAGTGTTGATTTTGGTTCGTTAGGGTATAGTACTGATGGTCTTGCAGATATTAGTGTATCATTAAGAATGGACAGATGTGTGTTAGTTTACTAATAGTATTTATAAAAAATCAATATTAATTATATTTAACCGTAAAGACATAAACTTTACGGTTATTTTTTTATATGGAAAATCAAGAAATCGAATACGGACAACAAAATTTTACGTTACCACACGATGTAGTACCACTACCATCGGGAGGAATATTTTATAAAAACAAAAAGAAATCTATTAAGGTAGGATATCTAACAGCTAATGATGAAAACATTTTAATGGGGGGTGGAAATGATATGACCACAACACTATTGAGAAGTAAAATCTATGAACCGGACCTTAAGGTTGAGGATATGTTAGAAGGTGATGTTGAAGCCGTTTTAATATTTTTAAGAAACACTGGTTTTGGACCGGAAATTAATTTAAATTTAATCGACCCTTCAACAAAAAAACCATTTCAAACAACAGTTCCTTTAGATGAATTGAATGTTATTAATGGTCAAACACCAAATGAGGACGGAACATTTATTGCTCAATTACCTAAATCACAGGTAACAGTTAAATTAAGACCATTAACTTATGGGGAAGTTTTAGAAATAAGTAAGTTGGAAGAATCATATCCTAAAGGGAGAGTAGTTCCAAAAATTACTTGGAGATTACAAAAAGAGATTATAGAAGTAAATGGAACTACTGATAAAGCAGAAATAGCTAAATTTGTCGAACAAATGCCAATTTTGGATTCAAAATTCATAAGAAAATTTATGAATGATAATGAACCAAGATTAGATTTAAGTAGAGTTGTAATTACCCCATCAGGAGAAAAGATGACAGTTAATGTCGGATTTGGGGTTGACTTTTTTCGTCCTTTCTTCTGATTATAGAAAAGGACAGATAGATGAATTCTACTATTTGAACAAATTAATGAACATAACTTATCAAGATTTTCAAGCAATGCCACTATTTGTTAGGAAATATTTATTAGATAAGTGGATTGAAGATAACTCAAAGGACTGAAAACTCAGTCCTTTTGTATTTATAGTAATATATTATTTTAATTTATGGCAACAACACCTAATACTAATCCTAGTTCAACTCCAAGTACTACTCCAGATTTATCATTTGCACAGAAACTTGCAAAAGAGGCGACAGTTGATTGGCAAGTCTTAACAAAAGCTATTGAGAATAGTTACAGAACTTCTGTAGAGATTAATAAAACTTTTGGTCAAGGACAAGAACGATTATCCGAATTGATGGGTGCGGTATCTGATGCGGTGCCAAGAATTACTCGTTTAGGGGGTACTACTGCTGATGTTCAAAAAACAATGATTGAAATTGCCAATGCATCAAGACGTAATATTATTGCAAATACCGAAGATGTTGAAAAACTTTACGCAGCGGTGGAAGTTGTAGGTGGTTCAGCAGAAAGCTTAACTAATTCATTTTTAGATGTTGGTGTTGGTCTTGAACAAATGGGGAAACAATTAGAAGGGTCCGTTAATTATATTCGAAGTATTGGTGGTAACACCAAAGCGGTTATGAGTGATGTTGCTAAAAATATGGACCAAATGAATCGATACCAATTCCAAGGAGGAGTTGAAGGTATGGCAAAAATGGCGGCAAAGGCTTCAATGTTAAGAGTGGATATGAGTGCAACCTTAAATTTTGCGGATTCGTTATTTAGTCCTGATAAAGCAATTGAAGTTGCTTCTGCATTTCAAAGATTAGGTGTTGCTTCAGGGGATTTAGTGGACCCATTCCAATTAATGAATCAATCAATTAATGACCCTTCAGGGTTACAAGATAGTTTAGCTAAGGTTGCAAAACAATTTACCTACTTTGACGAAGAGACAAAAACGTTTAAAATTAATCCTCAAGGTGTTTTAACCTTGAGAGAGATGGAAGACCAAGCGGGAATTGCGAGAGGGACTTTAAGTAAAATGGGTCTTGCTGCCGCTGAGTTAGATGAAAGACTATCAGCAATTAATCAGGCAGGTCTTACAATTGGAAGTGAAGAGGACAAACAATATTTGGCAAATATTGCGACAATGCAAGATGGTAAGTACATGGTAAAATTAGAGGATGGTACCAAAAAAGAATTAGCGGAATTAACACAACCTGAATTTGATAAATTAATAGAACAACAAAAAACCGGACCTAAAACTCTTGAGGAGATTGCATTTGCACAATTAGATATTGATAAAGCCACTTTAGCGGCCGTTGGAGGTTTAAGAGAGGCATTTGTTCAAGGAATAACAAGTCCAAAACAAGTAACAAAAGGGATTGCGGGTGCTCAAAGAGCCGCTAAGACAGTTCTTGGTGAAACTTCAGACGCATTTAAAGCAAAAGATTTTAGAGATTTAAGTGAAGGGGTCTTAACAACATTAGGTAATGTTGCCAAAGATTTGAAAGAAGGTAATAAACCTCTTACAGATGTGTTTTCAAATGGGTTAAATGGTCTTGGAACAACTTTAGATGCATCTCAAAAAAGATTTACTGAGGTATTAAAAGAGGTTGGTGAAAATATTGCAGCAAAACTAACAAATCAAACAAGTGGAGAGGTTGCACTTAAAAATGTTACTAATAAAGTGGTTGAATCTTATGGAGGTAAAACATCTACTTCATCGGCACCAATAACATCTTCGGTTGGGAATAAAATGGAAATGTTACAGAATAATCAAAATACCGTAACAACTCAACAAACAACCAAAGGAACGGTTGATGTTGGTGGTAAAATAACTGTTGATATTCAAACACCAAGTGGTATGAGTACAGAACAAAGTAAACAATTTATTGATTCTGTATTTAATGACTCTAGGTTTAAGGACTATATTATTAGATTAACTACTCCGGATAACTTAAAAGAACCTGTTTCAAAAACTTACTAATAATCTATTTATAAAATAAAAATCATAGATGTCAAATAGTCCATTAGATTACATAAATTCGGATGGTTTCAGAAAGAAATTAATAACAAGAAATTTAGTACCTTACGCTAAATCTCCAAGCAGACCTTCTGTTCAAGTTCCGTATGAATATATTTCATCGGACTTATCTGTAATTGATAGTCCTGACCAACTTATTGATAACCCATCGTTAGCAAACCAATTATATCCTTTAAATAGATATGGTAATGAGGGAGGGTATCAACAAGTTCCTGACCCAAATGGTTTAACTAACACAATTTCAAATCAAGGTGAATACGGTCCGGGACAACAAGATGCACATATTGTTGACGAGGGTTATGATGCGGTAAGATTATGGAGACCATTAAATGCTTATGCAGATGGGTTAAATGTTTTTGACTCAGCAGAATCATTCTCAAGTTTAGAAACAGTTAGACCCGACCAAGATAGACAAAGTAATGGACAACCATATCCGGGACCAATTGTCCCATCATCATATTCTCCACTATCAATTTTATTATCAACAAACCCAACCGGTAGCAATGGTAATTTAAGTCAGGATTCATATATTGCTCGTTTAGGTGCGCAAACACTTAGAAATGAATTCCAAGAAAGAATTGCTGCTCGAATAAGATTAGAGACGATAGGACAAGCCAACATCTTAAATGTTAATAGTGGAACCGATTTATTAGGTATTATTTCAGGTCAAGTTCCTTTATTAGAACCAAATTGGCAAATTACAGTTCCTGCAAATCCATTAACTGCAGCTGCGGATTTTGCCTTAAGGTTAGGAGGAAGTATTTTACCTGTTTCTTTAATACCTGGTTCTTATTTTGACCCAACAATTAATCCGGGACAACCAACAACCATTCAACAAGTAACCAATGCGATTGCTGGTACAGGTGTTGGTAATTTCTTTAATCAGTTATTAGGTGGAACACAAACAGGTTCTCAAATATTTTACAACAACACAGGTGCAGGTCAAAGGTCTCGTTTATTTAAAAATATTGATTACAACAAATATAAACCAAATTTAGTTAGAGGTATAATTGATAGAGTTGCAGGTGCATTAACCGGAACTTTATCTGATAATAGTAATTACTATATTGGTTCTGTGTCTTCTGAACCATCTCGAGTGTTTTCTCCAGGTGGTGATTTACCTGTTGACCAATTTGGAAAAGAACAACAATCACCGGTATACGGACCTCAAGAGTTGGCTCAACTTTATGAAGGACCAAGTCAAGAAGTTAGGTTAGGAGCTAATGGTCCTACTTATTCAAATGGTGGGGGTATTGAAGGTGGTTTTACTTGGGTTTCTCCAAAATATAAAGATAATGCCGGAAAAAAAGTTGGTTTAGGTGGGGTTGTTACAGATGAGGATGAAGACTTTAAACCTTCATCATATAACACAACTGAATCAACAAACAGGACTTTTAAAGGAGGTTCTATTTTAGATGACACTCAGAGAATAATTAATAGTCAACCTCAAGGAGGTCGAAGATTACAACACGTAGGTAATGCGATAGACCAAGTTAGTAAAGTTTTTCACGATGGATATAAAGAAATAACTAAAGGTTCAAGAGTATATCGATATGTTGGTGCTATAGGTCAAGAGGTTGGAACAGAGTATTGTCGTATTTTCGCAAAAGATGTTCCATACTTACAATACAATGATTTACAAAAAGTAGATGGTATTACAACATCGGGTCGAAGATTTTCAGATTCAGTATTTGATAATACCTATAATTTAAACATTGCGCCAAACAAACAAGAAGGAGGACAAGATTCAACTAACCTTATTGGTGGTATGAATAATGGATATGCCAAAAAATATATGTTTTCATTGGAGAACTTAGCTTGGAGAACTTCAAGTACTCCGGGATTTTCAGTTGCGGATTTAGCGATATGTGAGAGAGGACCTAATGGTGGTAGAGTTATGTGGTTTGCGCCTTATGGATTAACTTTTACGGAACAAACTCAAGCGAATTGGCAACCAAGTGAATTCCTTGGTAGACCGGAACCTATCTACACTTATAAAAGTACATCTCGTTCAGGTAGTTTAACGTGGAAGATAGTTGTTGACCATCCATCTGCGTTAAATGTTGTTGTTAATAAAATATTAAGTAATGAAACTAATAAAGTTAGAGTTGATAGTATTTTAGAATCATTCTTTGCCGGTTGTAGAAAATATGATTTATATGAATTAGCAAAAAAATACTACACGGTTAATCCAAATGATTTGTATCTCTTACAAGAAGCAATTTCATCAAAAGAAACGACTAAAGAACAAACTGAGTATATTAAAAAAACTGTTCAGACTGGTGTTAATTCACCAACAGGTGCGGATGTTAACGTATCCCAAGAAGGTGGTGGAGGAAACACTAACGTTGATTTTAAAAAATACGAACAATTAGGGTTTTATTTTGGAAATGATTTTCCTAAAAAAAATGAGGCGATACCAAATTATACAACAGAGTTTACAAGATATACTAGTGCTACTAATAGGCAATATTACAATACTAGACCAAACGCTCAACAAACTAACGTGTTTTTTGATTCGGTAGTTATTCCAAACTATAATTTGGCGAAAGAATTTGTTAATGATTTAGCAAAACAATTAACACAATATAAAGATAGTGATGGTACTATAACAGTTACTATCGACGCTAGTTGTTCTGCACCTGCGACTCAATCATATAATGTTGAGTTGGCTAAAAGAAGAATTGCCTCTATTATCAAATTTTTTGAAGAAAGTGATGTGTTAAAACCATTTTTATCAAAACAAAAATTATTACTTAAAGCAACAACTGTATACGGTGAAAATGCTCAAGTTTTACAATTTGATGCAGTAACTAAAACTTATAAAATTGGTACAAATGTAAATTGTTCTGATAATGATAGTAATGCTGTTGGAGGGGATACTCAAGTTGGTGCTAATGATATTACGACAACAAACGCGATGGCTTGTAGACGGGGTTATGTTAAAACAATTTTACCAACAATCAAACAACCAACGACTACACCTCCGGCACAATACACGACAATTGTTGAGGAAAATAAAGTATTAAAAACAGTAACAGAAGAAGTTGTGTCACAAGAATATAAACCAAGGGATAATATTACTAAACGTGTTTTAAGAGCTTTATTATCTGAATGTGATTACTTTGAGACCATCAAAGCTGAGACACCTATGGTTTATGATAACCTTAGAGATAAGTTGAAATTCTTTCAACCGGCATTCCATTCAACAACACCTGAAGGATTAAACTCTCGTCTTACATTTTTACAACAATGTATGAGACCGGGAGATACAATTCCAACGATTAAAGACATTGCAGGTAAACAACAATTACAATACAATAATGCAACGAATACATCATTTGGTGCACCTCCGGTATTAGTATTACGTATTGGGGATTTTTATAATACAAAAATTATACCTGAATCATTAAGTCTTGCATATGAATCATTAGATATTAACCCTGAAGGTATTGGTATTCAACCAATGATTGCAAACGTAACTTTATCATTTAAATTTGTTGGTGGTAGTGGATTAAAAGAATCTATTGATAAATTACAAAATGCGTTAACATTTAATTATTATGCTAATACTGAAATTTGGGATGATAGAGCGGATGTTACAGCACAGGAAGATTTCTTAAAAGTTTTAGATAAAGAATTTTTAGCGATGGCATCTCCTCCTCAGGCACCGGCAATTAATCAAGCCGCGGTTGAGAATGGTCAAAACAATAATAGTACAATTGGTGTTACGTTAACAAATGTTATATCAGGAAATACTGAAACAGGAACTCTTAGTTATTCTGACTTTATGGTTAAGTTTGTCAATGAAACTCAAACATATTTCCAAACGGTTGTTAACAAAACAAAAGAAAGTGTTAATCAATATAATAATGCGGTTAGACAACAATGGATGTTAGAACGTTCTTACACACAAGGTAGTTTTGGAGTTAGTCCAACCAAATCAGTTTTATTTGGGAAACCAAGTAATGTTGAAAAAAGATTTGACACTATTTTTGGTGAGTTAGAATCAAACATTCAAAGTGGTGATGAAGGTTTTATTAAATTCATGTCATCAACTGTATGTAATTTTTCACCAAAAGTGATTCGTCAATTAAAAGAAAATTATAAGAATTTAGTTAAGAACAAAAGGGCTTCATTTCAAAACGCAATTACAAAAATAACTCAAGATATTACAACTGCAGAACAAACATATATTCAAACAATTGGAAGAGCTAATATAATGATTTTTAATGGTTCTACAAGTTATACAACTGGTACTGATGGATATCAAGCAAAATCAGGTCCGGTTAAAGTATATGTTACTAGTGGGACATCTGATGTTCATACAACATCTACAGGGGCATCTAATACGCTAATGGAACTTGATAACGACATTAGAAAAATATACGATGGTATTCAAGAATTTAATGCTCTTATTTGGAGCGAGACTGAATTTATTAATCCTTCAGATAAGTTAACGTATAAAGGTGTTTTAGTTTTTGAAACAGATACTAAAGGTAAATCTGTTGATAGTACAATAACGGTTGAAAATGTGTTTAAACCATTTAGTAAAAATACTCAATTTGAAGATAATATTTTTAGAAGAGTTTATATGGTAGTTTCTGACGATGTTGTTGATACTAAAAAATATGAAACATTTAAAACTGCGATGATTGGTAATATTATTAATAATAGTGGTTTATTAAGTGGTGGTTTTGATGATGTTGAATCTAAATTTGATAATTATTGGGTTACACAAACAAGACCATTATTTGTTAATGAAAATAATATTACAAAGGCGTTTGTTGATGATGTTGAAAAAAATAAATTGAAAAATTATTTAAAATATACACCATTTGATAAAAAAACAAGGGTGTTAACATATACAACAGAAACTAATGCTAGTGATAATTCTAAAAAATCACAAAAAACTATGATATCATCATTGGCGGATACAACAAATAGAAACACAGATAATAATAGATGGAACTCTGAAGACGGAGTTTCAGCAGGGGCATACATATCAAAAGTAAAACTTAATTAATGGCATTTCAATATTGGAATAGGTATAGTGAATTTCTAATTAACGGTGAACAAACCGTTGTACCTTACGTGCAGTTACCTCAAAAACCTACGGATAAGGCATTTATTTATAAAGTGGGTAGAAGTCGATTGGATAAAGTATCTCAGGATTATTATGACTCACCATATTTTGGGTGGTTAATACTTCAGGCTAATCCTCAATATGGGGGGTTAGAAAATACCATATATGATGGTGCGGTATTGATTATACCATTTCCATTACTACCTTCATTACAGGACTACAAGGGAGCAGTAGAAAATCATTTTTATTATTATGGCAGGTAACTTAAGAGCAGACAACAACGGAGATATATTAGTAGAGTTTGATTACAATAATATTATTGTTGTAGACCCTAACAAAACAATTGACTCTGCTGGTAAAATACAGGAAAGATTAATAGACCATGAGAGTTTAGTTATGTACGCGAATTTGGAGGCGGAAGTTCTTCCAAGAACTAAACTTGCGGTAGGTGGAAGTCCGGAGGATAGAATAAGAACAATCTCTGTTGCTAAGATGAATTTCTTAAAACCAACCAAAGATTCATTTTTGGGTGTGGGTTATTATGATGAGTTAACTGGTGAAAATACGACAAAATTCAAAGGTGATAATCAAATGATGGAAAAGGCAGTAGTCCCAAAAAACGGTGATACTCCTTATATTATTAGTTCTCCTGCAAATTTAAAAGATGTTTTTGATAATGGTTTATTAGGAATTACATCAATTAATGTTACTACTAATTCATCTTTTGTACCTTCAGTTAGTATGACGTTAGAAGATGTACAAGGAAAAGCGTTATTTCAATTGGGTAATAATTCACCATACGCAGCATTTTTTAATTTACCATATCCACCATTTTATTTGACGTTAAAAGGGTTTTATGGGCAAGCAATTAGATATCAGTTAAATTTAGAAACTTTTCACGCAACATTTAACACATTTAGTGGAAATTATCAAGTTAGTTTAAAGTTTAAAGGTTATAAGTTTAATGTCCTTAATGAAATCTCAATGGGACATTTATTGGCAGTTCCTCATATGTATGGACAAACTTTTAATGTTTCAACAACTCCGGGAGGTACTCAAGAATCTAATAAGGCTGCGGAATCTCAATCAAGTGCTCAAGGTGTTATTTCTAAAAATAATTCACAAAGTGGTGATGAAATCACAACTCAAATAGTTTCAGAAAGAGGTTATCAAAAAATTGCGGAGGTTTATAGTGAATATAAATCTAAAGGATTAATTGCACCTGATTTACCTGAATTAACGGTATTTCAATTAATGACTAAGTTAAGTACGTTTGAGAATAATATAATGAATTCGTTTCCTAAAGCCAAAGTTGAACCATTATCAAATATCCGAACTTATAAAGAAATTTTAAAACAATATTTTTCTTCGGTTAGAGGTGCAAATGTTTCTTGGTTTAATACTTATCTTGACCCAAAACCAATTATACTAAATAATACAAATGAGAGAGTTTACGTTTTCAAAAAATTAGAGACAAAAGCGAAAAATGACGCAATTGAATTATTAAAAACTTATGTTACTAAATTTAACAAAGCTTTATCTGAAAACGCAACGTTAGGTAGTAATGGAGAGTCTCCAATCCCAAACCCAATTAAATATGATAATTTTATTATTAGCCCACTTGCTGATGGTGCTATTAATTGGAAAGAGACGGTTAAGGTTCAAACAGGTAAACAGACTCCAACAGACGACGATATTAAATTACTAAAAGAACAAATATATCAAAATAGTATTCCGGTTGTTGAGTTAAAAGATGTTAATGGGACAAAAACACCGGAAGTTGTAAATACTAATTATTTTATATTTGAAGGTAATAATAGATTTGATAGTCAAATTTCATTACTTGAAACTAATGCAAATAAAAAATTATCAGAATATGAATCATTAATTTCTGCGGAATTATTGAGAAAAATTGAAGATACCTCAACGGGGTTAGGGTTTAAACCTACCGTTAGAAATATGATTGCTGTTGTAATGGCATCTGCCGAGGCATTTATTCGTTTATTAGATGATGTACATACAAATGCTTGGAATGTTAAATATGACCCTGTTAGAAAACAAGCAATTATGGACAATCCATCTTCTGCTCAAAGTTCTGAAACAAGACAAAATTTTGAAATATCTACAAGTGCTCAAGAATCAAATCAAGGACTAGCAAACGCTAAAGAACCGGTTTACCCATGGCCTTTATTCTTTGTTGAAACACCGGAAGATAAGAAGGGTAGATTCCAATTAAAATATATTGCAGACCCAACGGTTGTTGATTTAACTCAAGGGTATCTGTTTGACAAATGGCCTGAAGTTGAATTTGTTGAGGAGTATATGAAAGGTATTACTCAAAAATTCAGTGTACCAATCGCACCTCCACCATTAGATAATGAAAGAGATACAAATAGAATTAATATCAATGCAATTGAATTTCCGTCAGCCGGATTACCTTATGTTAATAAAGAAGAGGTAAAATTCTTTTATGAAATTTGGGAGAGACAATTTTTAACTTCACACTATTCAGGGTTAGTTAGAGCTAATTCTAATCAGATTGATGAGTTAATTAAATTAAATGTTGAAGCCGAGGTTAATAATATTGTAAAAGGACTTGGAATAAGTTCTCCATACTTAACATTAAAACTTAAAAATTATAATTTAAAGGCAAATTCATATCCTGAGTTTCTAAGTACAATTTCGAATAATGGTACTGGTAGGGCGTATCAAGATTACATTCGTGATTTCTTTGTTACACCATATATTAGGAATTTGGTGGATAATTCATATAGTATTTTATCTACATCTGACATTGGAAAAATACCTCAAGTAAGTACTAAATCGTTAGCACTTGAGAAATTATTAACAAACGCTTCAAATGAACCATTGGTTGTGGATACATTACCTTATACAGACCCTACGTGGTGTTTAACTAATTTAAGTTCAAGTAATAAATCGGTGGGTAATGAAGTGTACAATACAAAGAAAACTTTAAAAATATTTGAACCAAGAAAAATTATTTCAAATTTTAATGATGTTTATAATTTTACGACCAATAGACCGGTTACAAATTTTTCATTTTATCAAAATGAAAATCCGTCATTAGTTGCGGTACAATTTAATTTATTAAATCCTTATGGGTTTGTTGATTATTACAAGAGTCGAGAACCTAAAAATTTTATTGCAACTGAGGGGTATTGTGATTTTACAACACCAACAAATCAGTTACCATTTAAAACAACAACTTCTATGTTGAATACACCTTATTTTGTTAATTCAATAATAAATGGTGTTCAAAATAATAGAAGAAGTGACCCATATCCATATGTTCAATCGGCTTATCTTTTCTTAAATTCATTACCATTAGCGACTTTAAGAGAAAGATATAAAACTAATACGGGTACTTTTGTTGACGAATTAGATTACATTTCGTCTTGTTTGAAAAAATTTGGTGCGATTCATAAATTGCCTTATGCTTGGATATTAAAGTATGGTTCAATTTGGCATCGTTATAAAAAATACAAAGAATCTAACGTTGATATTTTAACAACTGCTTGGACTAACTTTGATTACACAACAAATTATAGTCCTATTTTGAGTTCAAATACTCAAAACTATCAGTTTAAATATAATAGTGACCCTGTTTCAATAACGTTACAAGAAGAGACATCGATTACTGCAAATATGAATATTGGATTTTATCCTAAAGTGATTAATGATTTTAATGTTTTTTATAATGGGTTTGAATTGTATGATGATTACACTAACGCTGAAATTCAAAAAAGTGTTGATGGAGGAATGAAGTTGTTCAACTTTAAACAATCTAATATAAATGCTAATCAAAACGGAAAAGAGTTAAACGTTAAGACATATTCGGTTTTACTTAGTAGTAGTAATTATTATCCTGAGGTTAATTGTAATCCTGTTAATAATACTAAGGGTACCGACTATTTTGTAGTTCCATCGTTTGGTAATACTTTAAATCAATCTGTAATTGCTTGTATTAGTAATTTAACAACTGATGATATTACAAAAGTTGATTTAACATCAAACCCTAGTGTTTATAATGGTTCGGTTAGAACTTTATGGTCCGCACCTAACTATGGATATTTTGATAGTAATCAAATTGCCTACCCCCAACCGGATTCTTACATTAATTTAATTAATAGTGGTGAAACACAATCTCCATTATACTTTTTGAATGGGGATAACTATACCAAAATTGAAGAAATATTTTCAGTTTTTGAGAAAAAAATATTAGATTCGTTTGAACAGGAGTTTTTAAATTTTAGTAAACCTATTACAAATAGTTCAACAGGTGCTGAAGTTTCACAATTTGAAACATCGGTAGTTCAAGTTAATGCTACATTTAGAAATTTCCAATCATTATTTAGAAATTTAATGACAATAGCTGCCCCGGGAAAAAATGTTTTGGACTCAGAATATTTTAATAACGCGATTGGTAGTCAATATAATGTTTTCCAAGCGGGTATTAAAGATTTCATGAATTATGATGTTTTATTTAGATATGGTAATCCGTCAAATTATAGAAGAAGAATTTTTGATTCATATCTTTCACATAATAATGTGCAAAAAGTTGTTGACCCAATTCAATTCCAACCATATGTTAAAAATACATTACCAACCAGAACTAGTACTTTAAGTCTTAGTCAGTCTCAATCGTTAAATCCAAATGCTTGGATTACCCTTGAAACTGAAGTTGGGTTTTCAACAATAAATAACGTTAGATATAGTAGCACGGGTTCATATATTACAGATTTCTTTATTGATAATAATATTTTATTCTCAGTTGATAATGTTGTGTTATTGGCACCAATTATTAAAATGTATGCTACTCAAAAATTAAAGAATCCAACTACTACCGTTGCTCAATTTCAGGCACAAATTAATCAGTATTTAACCAACGAAAGTGTGTTACAAGATAATTTTTTAAATCTTGTTTTAGATGGTGTTAGAAGGGATTTACCGGACCAACAACAATTACCTGAAAAAACAATTCAAACTGTAATTGATGGACAACAAAGTAAAGTTGAAAACTATGAAGTATTTAAAGCTCTAAATGATAAATGGATTGCTGGAGGGGATTATAAAACTAAAACACTGTTTGAAGATATTCTATTCTTAGATAGAGCGTCAAGAAATATTGGTGATACTATCTTATTGGATATTTTTGATATGAGAAGTATGTTTAGTCAAAAATCTTTAAACGAAACTATGAGTGTTTATACATTCATCAGTGGATTATTGATTAAAAATAATTTCACTGTGATGAATCTACCGGCATATATTAATTTTTATAATGTTCAGGATGTTGATGGTACAACAATACCAAATAAAGCCGAAGGGTCATTAGAGTTTGCTAATAGTTTATGGGGAACATTTTTAGATGTTGATTACAGAAAATCAAGTTCTAAAATGGTTTGTTTTTATGTTGGAAAACCATCTCAATATTTAGAATTACCAAAAGGTAATTTTAGGTTTAGAGATGACGGTTTTAATATGAGTCGTGCCTCTGAAAATCCTTTGATTGAAAATCAAGTTGGTAAAAAAGATTGGGGGGTTTCAAATAAATGTGTTGGATTTACAGTTGATATTGGGACAAGAAATCAAAATGTGTTTTACTCATTCTCTGTTTCTCAGGATAATGGTACTGCAACTTCAGAATCAATTGCAACACAGATAAATATATCTGAACAAGCATCAGGTAAAAATGTTTCAACACAAAATGCAAGTTTGTATAATCTTTATAAACAAAGAAGTTACAAATGTTCTGTTGTCTGTTTAGGGAATGCCTTATTACAACCAACAATGTATTTTAATTTAAGACACGTCCCAATGTTTAATGGACCGTATATGATACAACAAGTTGAACATAGTATCCAACCGGGACAGTTTCAAACATCATTTCAAGGAATTAGACAAGGAGTATACGATTTACCCGCAATTGATAGTTTTATTCAAAGTATTAATCAAAATTTATTAACAAAAATTGAATCACTTCTTAAAATTAAACAAGATAAAATTAATGTATTAAGTGCTTCAACCGAATCTAATAAAACAAATAATACAGTTCAATCTGCAAATAATACAAAAGGTGCTCCAAATGAATGTGAAAGTCAGGTACTTCCAATTTATTTATCTAAAAAATATCAGGCAACTAATGCAGTTCTTACCAAAATGACTGAAAAAGAATTTGCGGATGTTCTTAAACGAGTTATGCCAAATAACCCTGAGTTGGCAACAATTATTTATTGTATTGCTTATCTTAGAACTTTCCAAAAAGATAGTAATAGTAAATTAGGTGTGTTTAATGGTTGGAATAATAACTTTGCAACGGCTCCATTAAATGTTGATTACGGTCAGATTGATGATACGTTCCTTAGTACATATTCTTGTGTAAATCTTAATCCAAATCCTTCAACTAAAGGAACAACACCTGTTGCTAATTTTGCATCGATTGATACATTTGTGTCGTTTATGACTGCTAGATTACAGGAAAGAGTTCCACAAGTATTAGAGTTGGGTCTTGTTAAGTATTATGCTTGTTATTGGCCGGTTAAAAATGTTAGTGAATCTACTTATGATTCACATACTAAAGAATATACTGAAACTAAAGAAACATTTGATAAAGCGTTAACCTCGGCACTTAGTGTCGGTGTTGCAACTAAAGCGATTGTTGAGGATTTAAAAAATATAATTAATAAAGTTGAGAGTGAAGGTACTACAAATGGTGTTCCAAATACTGCAGCGGTTACCTCACAATTAGCATGTCCTCCACCAACTATTACATCATTCTCTCCTTTATCAGGTAATACTGGAACTATAGTTCAAGTTAATGGAGTTAGTTTTAATGGTGCCACCTCAGTTACAGTTAATGGAGTTAGTGTTCCTGCAACAGGATTCACGGTGTTTAATAATACAACATTAAGGTTTAACACACCAATAATTGGAACGGGTACTGTAGTTAATAAAGGTAAGATTGTTATTGTAACCCCTAATGGTACCGTAACAAGTACAAATGATTATACATTTGACCCATCAATCACTGCGTCATCTGCAGCATCACCGGGTGGTTATCAAAATCCACAAAATCAAACTGCAAACGCACCTCAAACTGAGACTGTAAATACTAATCCTCAGACTGTGGGTAATATTACTATGATTGGTACCGCGGTTCAGTTGAACGATAGTAAAACTCAATCATTAAATGTTAAGATAAATCCACAGGAAACTGGATGGGTATTATCACCTAATCCTGACATGAAATATGTAGTATATGAATTAGAGGAAGTTAACGGTAAAGTTACTCGAAAATATATTTCACAAAGTGTGATAGGTGTTGGAGGGCAAGTATCAAATAATCAGTTTAATATTAACTTAACTGAAGTTGAATCTTATTTTATAACTAATATCCCTAAAATTGAAGGTAAAACACAGATTGATATTGTGTTTGTTCTTAAAGCGTATAAAGGACAAGAACAACCCGTGGTACAACAATTTCCGTTCAGAGTTTGGTATACATTACCAAATCAATCTCAAGTTCCTGTTGACAATGTTCCAACTAGTCAAACATTACCAACATTCCCACCTCAACAAATTGCTTTCGTTAAAATAGGTGAGTCCACTGAGTTACAAGGAAGTGGTTGGAGTTATTATAATATTAAAAAACCGGATGGAGGATATATTACATATCAATTAACAACTCAAGAACCATTTGACGAACGAAAAGCTATTAATAATAGAGTTTTATACGCTGAAACATATGAAATTGCAAATTATGGTGGTAGTGGAAGTGTTGCGACTAATTATACTAATTTAATTAATATTAATAAATTGGGGAATTTTAGATTACAAGTACAATATAAACCGTATGGTAATACATCTCCGATTGGTGGTGAAGTTTTAGTTCAAACTATAGTAAGTGACGTTTTCACTTTATAACATAACGATATATTTATAATAAAAACAATTTTATGAACATAAAATCAGCATTAGACAACTATCTTGGGAAATCAACTAGAGTTTCTCAAACAGATAACGGTGACGGAACACAACAAGTTTGTGATTTAGACACAGGGGATTGTTATACAATCAGAGAAAGAGATGGTCTTATTGAAAGAGCCGGACACCAAACAACTATTAATAGAAAAGTTAGAGTTGAAACGGCAGGAGGAATTAAACAATTATTAAACGGATAATCGAAATGGCTTTAGACAAGAAATTAATACAAGAAATTGCAAGATATCATAATATCAACAAGTATATTATGGAACAAGAGGCGGAAGTTCCTGAAGACCCAACAGCGGGGTTAGAGGCGTTAACGCCACCACCACCTGCGGGAGGAGAAGTTCCACCGGCACCGG